TTTACCATTTAAAACCATATCTTGTGATACATAATCACGTTCATTAGGTAAGTAAGTTTCAGGAGACATATTATATTGTAGCATCAAGTGCGGATACAGGGAATTCAAATCAAACGATACGATCCATGGATGCATACCGACCTTAGGATCTTTAACATAACCGCCAACCAATTCACCAGCCCTTTGACCAGGGCCGCCTTTTACTGGAGGTACTCGTTTTTCTTTAATCAATTTACGATATAGAGTTGTTTCCCAAATTCCAACTGTACCAAACGCATCACCATAATTAACGCCACCTCCGTATGCAACAGTCATTACCAATTCAAGTAATGAAGTTTCATCTTCAAACCTTTGTATCAACCACGTATCCTTAAGATTATAGTCAAGATACAATTGTGGATTTTGTTCATATAAGTTTGTAAGGTTACCGTACTCAGAATAATCCATTTTCTTTTCGCCAAGGACAACATATGCAATATGATCAAGTTTCCAAGACTCTTGAGGACCGTACTTGTATCCAAACTTTTTAAAGGCATCCATATAGTCAATTACGGTGATACCGCCGATACGATACGAACCCTGTTCTTTACCGAAAAACTCTCGAGAGTATGGACGAACAGAACGCCAAGGAGACAACTCTTTGATACGTTCTTCACCTAACAGGTTTTTCATACGAGTAATGATGTATTGAATATCAAAGAACTCGACATTCCAACCTGTGACAATATCAGGATAGTTATTCGTCCACAATTGTAAGAACCGACGAAGCAATGCCTCTTCGGTATCAAATTTCATAAATTGAATATCTTCTTGTGGTATATCAGTCAATGTCTTTGTTTTATCATAATCTTTACGACCGAGCAGATGATAAGTACTTGACTTTGATGATTTGAATGCAATAGAAGTAATTTCTTTATCGGCAAGATCCATATCAGGATACCCGTCCGCAACGTCAACCTCAATATCAAACGAAACAATATTAATCATTGACGAATCAAATTTGATTTCATCAGGATACTGTTCTTGTATAAATTGCGATACATAGTTTGTATTACCACAAACCTCAAGACCGTGTACATCTTTATATTGGTCAACGAATTCTTTTGCGTCTTTCATGCTGTCAAAAGGTTTTGGTGCCAATGGTTTTTTAGTAAAAAGAGATTGATAATCTGAATCTTTTTGCGTTGTGATAAAGAGGGTAGGTTGAAACTTAATCTTTCTTTCAAATTTAATTCCATCTTCATAACCGCGCCAAAGGATTGTGTTGCCAAAGCGCTCAACCGATGTATAAAAATTAGACATGTGTATCCTTTGTGTTATATGATAAGACTATTATATAATAGGTCATTATTAATGTCAACCATTATGCAGATATTTCGCTGAAGTTCTTTATTTTTTGAAAACGAATGTGATTATCAAATTTATCTCCAAATTGATGCCCACGATGTGAAATCACGAAAATGTTATCATCAGAGTTGAGGTTGTGTAGAGTATCAATAAGATTTTCAATTCCAACAGAATCCAGGGCTCCGTCTAACGTTTCATCAAGTAAAAGCAAGTTTGTTGATACAGAATTACGGAGTTTTGCAACAGACCGCCATGCTAACATAATTGATAACGTAATACGAAGTTTCTCTCCTTCGGAAAATGATGCGTATGAAAAAGTATCTCGAAACCTTGATTTAATAATTTCATTAAAATTCTCATCAAGTTGAAAGTCAACAAATAGATCAAACGCACCAAGGTACTTATTAATAAGTTTATTCATAACAGGAATATACTGGCGAATAATACGAGTTTTGATACCGCCATCACGTAGCATAGTTTGTACCACATTCAATACTTCTTTATCTTCAAAAAGTTGTTGTTGAAGATTTTTAGATTCTTCGAGATTATTTGTATATTCTTCAAGCTTTGATGTATCAACTGCCTCTACTTCTTCTTCGGCTTGCACAAGCTCTTTCTTATAAGAATTAAGCGCATTCATTGACATTTTAATAGTAGCACGGTGATCACCAATAATTAAATTGTGATTTGCTAACTCATCCTCAACAGATGAGATTTCATTCATTCTATTTTCATATTCATTTATCTTATCCGATAATTCGGCTATTCCATTAGTTAATTCTTCGACCTTTTTACTCTTTTCGGTAACAATATTTTCTTTGAACGTATGTTCAATACCTTGCTTACAAGTAGGGCAATTATCATTGTCATGGTAAAAACTCAATTCTTTATTATGATTTGATAAGGCAATTTCTAAATCTCTTTTTAACTTGTTTGCTTTATCAATTTTTCCTTTTACAGATTGCTTATCTGAAATGGTTTGAATCAACTCTTCAATTTGAGTTTGTATCAATTCAATTTCTTCTTTTTCTTTTTCTATTTTTTCAATGTGTTTAGTCATTTTTTCACGAATTTTAATAACCTCATCTTCGCGAATTTTTCTTATTGATGCGTTGTGTTCTTTTGCGCTTTCCAATTTTGATTTTGTTAAATCAATTTGATAACCATTTTCTGTAATTTGGTCTTTATTATCACTTATTCTATCTTTAAGTAATAAGTTCATAGTGCTAAAGACTTGAATATCAAGAAGGTCTTCAATAATGTCACGACGAGTATGTGCAGGCAATTCCATAAATGGAACATATGTTGCGCTGCCTAACACAACGATCTGATTAAAAGATTTGTAATTTAAGTTCAAGATGTTTTGCTCAAGATACGTTTGATAATCTCTTGCTGCAGCATCTTGGTTCACAAGTTCATTATTTTTCCAAATCTCAAATATTGTCGGTTTAATACCACGACGTATCATATAGTTATTTAAACCAACTTGAAACCGTATTTCAACGACTGTTTCACGACCGTTAATGCTGTTAATTAATTGGTTTTTGTTAACTTTACGAAACGCTTTACCATATAAACCAAAAACGATAGCGTCAAGAAGAGTTGATTTACCGCTACCGTTTGTACCACTTATAAGTGTAGTTCTATTATCATTTAAAGATATGGTTGTCCATGCGTTACCTGATGATAATAAATTTTTATAACGTACTTCTTTAAATTGTATTTTCATCCTAGTTGTTGGGCCTCAATATATAATTCATCTATTAAATTTTGAATACTTACTTTATTTACTTTGGTATCTATTGACTCAATATATTGATGCAATATGTCCTTTGTGTCTTTTGTTTCGTCAAGAATTTCATCAACACCAGCATCTTCAAGATTAAGAGAATCTTCAATAGCCTTTACATCAACAGCACCAGCATCGGTGAGCTTATTCATAAACATATCATAAATATATGCGTTCGTTCTATTTTTTACTATAACTTTAATATATGAATTATTAATGTTAGTTAAATCTAAATGCGCAATATCTTCAATTGACATATCAGCGTCGTCGTAATCTATTTTGTGATAAACTGCAAACGGATTAAGTATCCATTCCAATTCACGAGTTTCGGTTTCAAGTATTCTAAATCCACGCTTACCTTGATAATCCGACCAAGTCATTTCATATGGTGCACCTAAATATGTTATATTATTATAAGACGACGGATGATGAAAATGCCCTGAGTAAACTTGTTCATAATGAGAAAATATATCTTTTGTTAAACCATGATCATTAATGGCGCCTTTTAACATTTCAAAACCCTGGATAGCAAAGTGTCCCATACATATATCAGCTTTTGACTCTGCTATAGATTTCATAATGTTATCTGAATTATTTTTTGTAATCCATGGTACCATTATAATATTAGTTGACCCAAATGTCAATTCTTTTGCTTCATCACAATATATATGGAAATTTGAATATTCTTGAAGCAAAAGATTCATTGAATTGACTTCGTTGGTATTTGTGTAATACACGGAATGATTACCAACAATTGCATGGTATTCAATATTACGTTTTGCAAGTTGGTCAAAGAACATTTTCTTTGCCCTATCAAGAGTTACGTAATTAACGAATTTTCTTCTATCAAAAGTATCACCAAGATCAAGCACAATTTTAATATTGTGTTCGTCAATATATGGAAAAAAGATTTCGTTAAAAAACTTTTCCTGGTGATCAAGAAATACTTTTGAATCACCTCGAACACCAAGGTGCATATCTGTAATAATTGCTATTTTCATTTATCTTTATTCTTATTTAATTTTTCTTCAAAATCTTCAATAAAGCTATTAATATAATCAGCGTTTGTATTTAGATGCAATTGCACTTCATTTGATTCGTATGTAGCTCCTTGAGCAACCATATTATGAGATGATTTAAATCTAATGTACATTTGTTTCTTTTCTTTTGCAATACGTCTAAGAAAAGCATACCAAATAATTTGTGTAAAATATGCAAACGGATTTGATGATTTGTTTGGATCAAAATTGTTGATATAAAGAAGACAGTTTTCAATACCGTCCATAATCATATCGTCTTTATAAGTGTAACCTGAGAAATTTGGTTTTGTTGCCAAACGATTCGATATTTGATATATACATTCTCCAATATAGTCAGGAACTTTTGGCGGTTCATCTCCTTGATCTTCTGCATCTCGTACTTGTTTTTTATACTCTATAAGAGCCGCTAAAAGATCAGGATTATTGACGTAGTTACGTTTTGCTCTTCGAGCCATACTACTCTCCTCATTATTTGCTTATTGATTTTATTCTAATACTAAATATCATAAATGTCAACAATATAATAGAAAAACTTTTTTTATTTTTTGTTCATTTTTTTGTTGACATATCCTCTAGATGTGTTATAATCAGAATTAATATTCTGGGAGTTATGGATATATAGTTTATTCTAAAGGTATTGTATATATTTTAAACGGAAATGATTCTTCAGAATATATTTCAATACGACGTTTAAAATGATTTAAAGTATAATTTGTAAATGATCCTATGGACAAATCATCAGCAATATCATAAAGAGTTGCACGATCAGAATCAGAACCTTTACGTAAAGATCTTCCAATTGATTGTAATACTTTAATTTCAGATTTAGAACCTGAAGCAAAGATTACGTTATCAAGTCTTTTAATATTAACACCAGTTGAGAATACACCATATGATGCGAGTATATCATGACGTTTTATTGGATCGTTTTCAACTAAGTGTCTAATTTCTTCACGATCAGTTCCTTTCACTCCACCATATACAAAGTGTAAGACACGATCGTCTCTCCGAAGGAGTGGTTCTAATACTTTCCCGTGTTTTTCAACCAAGTCAAATAATACTAAATTATTTTGATCTTTTAAAGACCATAATAGATTTCGAATGAAAAGATTTCTTTTTTCATGATTAATAATATATTCTCGTTCAGCAGGATATTTTTTCTGCTTTACTTCTATTGAATTCATTGCTTTACGAAATTGTTTTTTCTTATCAACAGGATGAGTAAGTACTAATGCTTTGACTTGAAAATTAGCGACAGTACCTTCATCAATAAGGTCTTTTGTACTTACGTATTTCTTAACTTTTCCAAAACAGCCTTCGAGAACAAGTTGATGTGTTTTACTTTCTTCTGATTTAAGAGTACCTGTAAACCCATGTCTATATTCGCAATTGACTAATTTTTCCATAATTGTTGTAAGAGATTTTGCTTGAAACAAGTGTGCTTCATCGCCTAATACAACACGGAATTGATCGAACCAACTTTTTGGCTGTTTAATTAAAGATTGCCACGTTGATATAACAATAGGTGCTGAAGTATTTTTATCTATACCACCTTGTATTTTATAAATTAAACTTTCGTCACAACCATAATCAACAAAATCACCAGCCATTTGATGGACTAGTGATATAGTCGGTACAATAATAAGAGTTCTATGACCGAAGGCCTGATAATAGTGTTGCTGTAGCAAATATATGATGAGTGATTTACCAGAAGACGTTGGTGATAAAGATAAAGAACGATCATTACGAATTGCGTTTACAATATAATCGTTTTGATAATCACGAGGAGTAAATTTGCAACCTATTTCTTCTGCAATTTCATAGCCGTAATTATCAGGCACATTTTCTTTCTTTAACATTTCTTCTGGGACGTTTAAAGTATACTGACGATCTTCGCAAAATTTTTGTAAATAACTCATAAGACCAACATACAGCGTTGGGCGTATAGGTTGATACATGCGAATATAACCATCCCATACTCTTGATTTAAATTTTGGAGAAAATTGGTAACCAGGTGGACGAAAAGAAAAATAATTCATTATTTCTTGACGAACACCAGGGTCAGCAGTAACTTTCATATGAACCGAGTTTATTGGTTCAACGTTCACTATGTCATTCATACTTTTATATCTATAAATTCACCTTGTGTATATGCAGGAATATCTTTATCGTAACGTATATCGGATTGTTTCCTTAACATATTTATCTCTTTTGCTCGTTCTTCAATTTCTTTCCATTGTTTTAATTTAACTTCGGTACGAGACGCCGCCTCTACCACCCTGACTCTATCCTTTTCAATTGGCGGTGTAATGTGTTCGCTATTTGCATATACATTAGGATGTCCGTACTGTGATGCTTTGATGGTTTGATGTACATCAAATGGCATACCTGTTGATGGTACTTTCATTTTAGCCTCCTGCTTGAAACTTGACCCAGTCAATCATATTTTTAATAATAAAATTTCTATTATTTATCTGCCTGACAATATTTTCTAAATATTTCCCGCGTTCTTCATGTAATGATATTTTGAGACTTAGTTCTATAATATCTTTATCGCTTTGAATATATCTATCTAAATCATTACGTAATACTTTAAGCGCAAAAGGTTTCCAACCACGATCTCGTAGTTCAAGCTCATCCATAGACCCATTATAATATTCGGTTTTTACTTTTTCAAGTTCTGTTAGATCGGATTTTAGTTTTCGTATTTTTAATGCTTCGCGGTAGTATAGATTATAATACTTATTGTGTAATTCAGGAATGCGGCTTGATTCTCTTGAAAGATTTGTTTCATCAATTTTGCAATCCTGAGCCCACAACTTGTTGATTTCGTCTATATCCATTATGCACTTCTCCATTGTATAGCATTTTTTACTATTTTATCACAGAAATAGAGAAATGTCAATTATTTCTTTTCATTGGCCTCAGCAAGTACCATTGCTTCGTACTCGGCACGGTCAACAACACCTTCGTTTAAAAGACGTTCGCGGTTTTTCATATGTGCCGCTTGAACTTCCTCTTTTGAACCACCAAAGTAAGGAACACAATGTCCTTCTTCAATCATAATCTCTGTAACCAAACGACCATCTGCCGCGCGGAAATCGCCAAGAATACGACCAAACTTACCTTTCATATCTTCACCGTCTTTGTCTTCGGTTGTGATAAGTTTAGCATCTTTTTCTAACAAAGAATAAAGTCTATTTTTAGCTGCAACACCAAACAATTTTTCTACTCTGTCTGATGTTCTTGACTCAGGAGTATCAATACCCATGATACGTACTCTTTCATCTTTTAGCTGAATTTTAAATCCTAGATCAATGTCTACGTCAACAGTATCACCGTCAACTACTTTAACTACGTGTACATCGTACTCGTTTTGATTTGAGTTTGCCAATTTTTTAATTCCTTATAACTGTGTTATTTTTAAATCCCTAAATATAAAATTCACAGTTGCTTGAGGATACACAACATCCGTTTGTGTAGTATCAAGCTGAACATCGGACAAATTCGAGGGGAAACAATCAACAAAATCCATTTGAATATTAGGATTTTTATGGCTGTTCATAATTATTATAGATATGTCTGTTAGTAATCCATCATTACTATCTTTTAAAGTGTCGTATTGTGTAAAGTTTTCTGGGAAACCTAAAGCTTTTATCCAGTTAAAAACTTCAATATAATTGTTCATTGATTCGTCAATAATAAATGATAGAGGTAAATCACCATATGATACTCTATCTCCTGGAACAGGAATTAACTTAAATGGAGTGGGTTGGTCGACCAACTGCAAGTTAAGAGACGGTATGACAACGTTTTGTGTAAAAAATTGTACATTTGGCAATCTGCTAACTGTAACTACAAACTCTAATGGCGACATAAAATTTGTTATCATAACATCTTTCCTATTGACATTTCTTTCTAAATATGATATGTATATATTTATAAGGAATGAAAAAAGGAATCAGTCATGACTCAGTTCGACAAATCAAAATTCACATATCACGGTGGATATCTTGAGTACACAGGTACATACGAAGGTCAACCTACATGGGATCAAGTTGCACCTAATTGCCACCCATCTCGAGTAGGTATGCCAAAAGAACTGTTTATCGCTCGATTTAAATATAAAGGACCATTTACAAAAGCAAAATTCGTAAAAGAGCTTTGCAAATCATTTACTGTTGAAGAATATGTTGAAGCACGCCAACAAGACGGTATCAATGGTTCTCCTCTTATGATTTTAAAAAATAAAAATCCTAATTGGTATGATAATATAATGTCAAAACAAGGATAATTTAATTGACATTTTTTTCCTCGTGGTATAGAATAAATATACGATGAGGAGAAAAAACAAGAAACCACCGCAACTCATCAATCCATGTATAAACATTTGTAAAATTGATCCTTTTACAAATGTTTGTATAGGTTGCAAAAGAACTCAGAAGGAGATTTCTGAATGGTTTTGGATGGACGAAAATCAAAAGAAAATAATAATGAAGAAACTCAAAAACCGATAATTGATGACCCTTGTGATGACGTAACTTCTTGGTTAGGGAACTTGTTGAATAAAGAGAAAAAATAATATGATAAAATATATTTTTGATATTGATGGTACTCTTACTCCGTCAAGACAACCAATGTCACAGGATTTTAAAACTTGGTTTGAGCATTTTGCAACACACAATGCAGTTTACTTTGTAACTGGTTCAGATCGAGATAAAACAATTGAGCAAATTGGTTTACCTCTTTACAGTCTTGCTATGTGTGTGTATAATTGTTCTGGAAATGATATATGGCAACAAAGCAAAAATATTTATAGAAACGAATGGAAACCGTCTAAAGAATTATTAGAATTTTTTGACGGATGGTTACAATCAAGTAAATTTGAACTACGTACAGGAAATCATATTGAAGAACGCCCTGGTTGTGTAAACTTTAGTATAGTAGGACGTAATGCAAGTTACGAAGATCGTAAATTATATATAAAATATGATACTAATAATCGTGAGCGTGAAACAATAGCACATATAATTAATAGTGAATTTGATAATATAACAGCAACTATAGGTGGTGAAACTGGAATAGACATTGCACCAACAGGGTGTGATAAATCTCAAATTCTTAATTACTTTTCAGACAGTGATATTATTTATTTTTTTGGTGATAAAACTGAACAAGGTGGTAATGACTATCCTTTAGCAAGAAAATTAAAATTTCCAAACCAAGTTTATCAAGTTAAAGATTGGAAAGATACGTGGGAAAAATTAAAAAGGATTTCTGGTGAATGATTGTAGGATTTACTGCGTCCGCGTTTGATTTGCTTCATGCAGGACACGTACAAATGTTAAGAGAAGCAAAAGAACAATGCGACTATTTGATATGTGGGCTTCAGATGGATCCTAGTATTGAAAGAAAAGAAAAAAATGCTCCAATTCAAACTATTGTTGAAAGATATACTCAACTTAAAGCAATAGGATATGTTGACGAAATCATTCCATATTGTTCTGAAGAAGATTTAAAAGATATATTAACGCTATATAATATTGACATTAGAATATTAGGAGATGAATATAAAACAGAAGATTTCACAGGTAAAGATATTTGTAGATCAAGAGGAATAGAATTATATTTTAATAAAAGAGACCATAGATTTAGTACAAGCGATCTTAGAAAGAGAGTATGCAATGAATGAAGGATATACGCAAAAACAATGGGACTATGTAGTTGGATATGGTAAGGTGCCGCCTGAATACCAAAGATATGATATTAATGTTACCGCAAACAAAACAACGGAAGGGCCATTTAAGAGTGCATTTGAATCTGACACTGAAGGAGTTATTAGGCGTGAAATAATTACTTATCGTATGCGAAACGGAATGATGATTAAAGAAGAAGCAAGTCGTGATTATTACAAGGACGGTGATTATCACGATACACAAAATACAAAACCATTACCAGCACCATGAGTGATAAAAAGTGGACAGAAGATTCTGATATGTTAATAAAATTGCATAATTATGCAAGTTCTTTACAACAACATGACCCAGAATCTGGACAAGAATTAAGACGTATTGCTGATAGATTTAGCGAACTTATAAAAAACGCATATACCAGGAGACATTGGTGTAATGGAAATGAAAAATAAAGACAATGATCTAAACAATGATCCAACGATTAATGAACTTAAAAAAATATTTAACGATCATGGATTAAGTTTTTATATAAAAAAAAGAAAAGGTTCAATTGCAAAAGTACATATTGCTATAAAGGAAGAAGAATAACTTTTCATATAAATAAAAGGTGATTTGATTTTCCTGTATTATGAATATAGTATGCCATTTATAATATAGGAGAAAATAACATGGCATCTAAAAGTTTGACACCAGATTCAATCTATGCTCATTTAGATACTGATGGCGATGGTGTTATTACAGACGAAGAAATGGCCCGTGCAAAAGAAATTGCTGAATGGGAACATAAAAAGAAAATGCAAGAGAATGAAGATGCAAAAGAAGATCAAATTCGCCAGATGGCATGGTTTGCTCTTTGGGGAATGCTTTTATATCCAGTTCTCATTCTTGTCACAAGCATCTTTGGTGTTGATGATGCTGCAGGTTTAATTGGTGATATTGCTCCAACTTATTTTGTTGCAATTGCCGGCTTGGTCGCAGCATTCTTTGGTGCAAATGCCTACTCAAAAGGCAAAAATGGTTCATCAAAAGAAGGCTAATTATATAAAATATATAAATTTATTAAGAAGGGTTTTTAGCCCTTCTTTATTTTTTAGTTGACATTTACTTAAGAATCAGATAGATTAGTAATTGAGAACACTTTGAGGAATATTATATGTCAGTAGAACAATTCAAAATCTTAACTGCACGCCAACACGTTCGAGAACGAATTGGTATGTATATGGGATCAAGTGCTAAAGAAGACATTGAACGTTTCATTCTAGGAGAATGGAAAACAGCCAAGTATGTTCCTGCTCTGTCAAAAATGATTGACGAAATACTTGACAATTCAATTGATGAAGCAATTCGTACAAACTTTATGTATGCAAATCGTATAAACGTATCCGTGGATAATAATAAAGTGACGGTTACTGATAACGGTCGTGGTATACCACAAGAAAAAGTATTTGATGAAACAACTCAAACAAACATCAACCGTGCGACGGCTGCTTGGACAAGAGTTAATGCAGGTACAAGCTTTGATGATGAACGTGTTACGATTGGTACTAACGGCGTAGGTTCAGCCGCAACAAACTTCTTGTCTTCAAAATTTACAGGACGTTCGTGGAGCAACGGCGACCAAATTACTGTCACTTGTAAAAACGGCGCAGAAGAAATTAAAGAAGCTTATAGTAAAAAAGAAGGCAACGGTACAGAGGTTTGGTTTATTCCTGACTTTAGTTTATTTGAAGTTGACAGTCTTGATGATCTTGACACTGTTGCTTTACTTGAAGATCGTCTTATTAGTTTACAAATGGCATTTCCTGAAATTGCGTTTTCATTTAATAAGCGTCGTATCAAAGTAAACAATCTGAAAAAATATTCAGAATTATTTGGTGAAGAAGCAATCATTGAAAAAACACATAATCTTTCTTTTTTGATTACATCTTCTGAAGACGGTTTCCGTACGAATTCGTTTATAAATGGTGTAAATACACGTCAAGGCGGATCGTATGTTGATTTTATTATAAATGGTATTGTTGACGAACTTACAGTTATGATTAAGCGTAAATACAAAATTGAAGTGGTTCGTTCAACGATTAAGAATGGTCTTACTTTTGTGATGTTTGCACGTAATTTTACAAATCCTAAATTTGATTCGCAAACAAAAGAACGTTTAACAAATCCTATGAGTAATGTTAAAGAACACGTAATCGCATCTGAAATTCGTGAAGTAGACTATTTTGCTCGTAAAATTCTTAATACTCCATCTATCATTGATCCTATAATTGAAGCTCAACTTGCAAAGAAAATTGCTGCGGATAAACGTGCCGCTACACTTGCACAGAAAAAACTTCGTAAAGTAAAAGTAGCAAAACATATTGCAGCTAATACACAAGATGCAACATTAAAGATTGTTGAGGGCGACTCGGCAATGGGCTTCCTTCTCAAAGTACGTGATCCAAATAAGGTAGGTGCTTATCCTCTTCGTGGTGTGATTATGAATACTTGGGATATGAAACCTGCCGATGTTCTTAAAAACAAAGAACTATCAGAATTAATTTCAGTTCTTGGTCTTGATATTACAAATCCAAATTCAGTTGACGATATGACATATGAAAACATTGCTACTTTAACTGATGCTGACCATGATGGTATTGGACATATTAGTCCATTGTTAATTGCTTTCTTTTATAAGTTTTGGCCTCGACTTTTAAACGAAAAACGAGTTAAGATCACTCGTACTCCAATTATGATTTCAACTAAAGGTAAAGATGTTAAATGGTTCTATACATATAAGGAAGCATCTGAATTTAAATCAGCTCAAGATGGTTGGAAACATCGATATATTAAAGGTCTTGGTTCTTTACAAGAAGACGAATATCATACTATTATTAACGAGCCACAATATGATACTGTAACTGTTGACGATGCAGGTATTTTCCAAATGATGTTTGGGCGTGATAGTCAACTTCGTAAGGATTATATGTTTGCATGATTACTTGGTATGATATATTTGCTTCAATTATATTTGCTTATTTTATTTTAAATTTATTTTTTATTCCATATATTGGACTAATCCTATCGTATTTTATTTATGAAATGTGGCTTGTATATTGTAAGTTAAGATTGACAATGCAAGAGTAATGTGATAGTATATATAGAATAACGAAAAGGAATCACTATGAACGTACTTGATTTTACTCAAGAAAAAAATGAATATCCAATTTCAAAGGTTGCAGCAAATGAATGGTTATCGTTTGCTATGTATACTGTTGAGAGTCGTGCTATTCCAAATATGATTGATGGATTAAAACCAGTACAAAGATTTTATCTATATTCTTCATTATTAAATTCAAAGAAAGATTTTAAAAAGGTATCAGCAGTCGCCGGTATTATTTCCGATTATGGATATAATCATGGTGAGGCTAGCGCTGCAGGCGCAGGTCAGCTGATGGCGGCCTCCTGGAATAACAACATTTGTTTGGTCGAAGGTCGAGGTTCTTTTGGAACTCGATTGGTCCAGGAGGCCGGCGCTCCGCGTTATGTATATACTCGAGTTCATGAAAATTTTAATAAATATATTAAAGATCTTGATTTGTCACCAGCACATGAAGATCCTGAACATGAGCCACCTGCATTCTATCTTCCTGTAATTCCTTTAGTACTCGCAAATGGAACTAAAGGAATTGCTACTGGTTTTGCCACAAACATCCTTCCACGATCGCCTGCCGCACTTTCTAGTGCCTGTCGTGAATACATATTGAGTGGTAATATAGCTAACAGGCTTCCAGTGACGTTTCCGGATTTTAAAGGTACAGTAAACTATAACGCTGAAGAAGATAAATTTACAGTTCTTGGTTGTTTTGAAAAGAAGAGTAAAACAGTTCTTGAGATTACTGAGGTACCATATGGGTATGATCGTGAGTCATACGTTAAAGTCCTTGATGATCTTGAAGATAAAGGTGATATTGTATCTTATGAGGATATGTGTGATAAAACAGGTTTTAGATTTGAGATCAAACTCAAACAACAAACAAGTTCAGCATGGCCTGACGAACGCATTATTCGTAAGTTTAAGTTATCAAAACCTTTAACTGAAAATTTAACAGTTATTAATCATGAAGGCAAACTGCGTGATTATAAAGACGAGCGTTTATTAATCAAAGACTTTTGTGATTATCGAATTGGTATTTTATCTAAGCGTATTGAAAAACGTAAAGCCGAGATTGAATCTGAAATTGGTTGGTTACAAGTTAAAATGGAATTTATTCAAGCAGTACTTGATGATAAGATTATATTTAAGAATCGTAAAAAAGCAGATGTTGGAAAGCAAATTCTTGAACACACGAATGCGCTTAAAGATGACGTAGACCGTTTGTTGCGTATTAATATCATAAGCTTAACAGACGAAATGGTAAAAGAGCTTGATAAAGAAATTAAAGCTGCTATTAAAGATTTTAAATATTGGGAAAAAACAACCGCAAACGAACAATTTATTCTTGATCTTGATGCGGTATGTGAATAATGTTTTACGTTACATATGATAAACCAAAAAAGATTTCTAATTCTTTAATGGATAAAATGATTATATTTGCGTCGGACTTTCTTCAAATTGATGGCGAATTAGAAATATATTTTGATGGTGAGTTTAATAATGATTGCTGTGGTTATGTTGAATATGAACCAAATGATAATGAAATACTTATGTATATCAATCCGTCATTAAATAAGAAAGATATAATCACAACGTTTTTTCATGAAATGGTTCATGTGAAACAATACTTACACAATGAATTAAAAAGCGGTATTGGTAAATTACCATCAAGGTGGAAAGGAAAAAAATATAACGTATCATATTACGAATCTCCTTGGGAGGTTGAAGCATATGAATACGAAAAAATTATGTCTGATATTTTTAAACAAGAAGGATTTATGTAAATGCCAAATTGGTGTATGAACGACGTTCTTATTAAAGGACCTACATCTAAAATTGAAGAATTATATAATAAAATAGAAAAGTCTGATGGTTTATTTGAAGTGATGGTTCCTATTGGTGATTGGGATTATAATACAGCAGTTGATAAATGGGGTGTAAAATGGGATGCAAGCCCAGAAAATTTAGTATTAGAAGAAGACGGAGATGAAGCATATATTTCTGGCACCATAGATACTGCTTGGGGTCCACCTATTCAAGTTTTTGAAACTTTTAGTATTGAAAATCCCGACTTAATTGTAGAACTAAGATATTTTGAACCAGGAATGTGTTTTATCGGATGGTATATTGATAATGAAGATGAATACTATGAATATGATCCAAACGATATTAAAACGTTAGATAGTATACCTGAAGACTTAAAAGATCACTTTAATTTATATGAAGAAATTTCTTTTTATGATAATGATGATGACGAATATGAAGATTAAATGAATATTACAGTTTCACTTGATCCTACATATAATTACTTAATAGAAAAATTTGTAAAATTTTTGTGTAAAGAATTATGTATTATTCCACGTTCAATTTTTATTACAGAATATGATATTAAAGATAGCTATGGAATGTGTATAGATGAGAGTGAAGGCAATTATGTCATACTTATTGATTGTAACCGCGATCTTGAAAAAGTATTCACTACAGTTTCTCACGAAATGGTGCACGTAAAACAATATATGACTCAAGACTTAGGATACCTTTTAGATAAACATAAAGATATGCCTTATAAAGATCGGTGGTGGGAAAAAGAAGCCTATGAAAAAGCTGTTCCTCTTTTGGAAAAATTTACAAAGGTCATATAAATACGTTTATGTTTAGAGCACACAAAGAAATTATTTGGCACTTAACATGTTCGGCTTGTAATGGATGGTTTACTTATGCCACAATGGAACAAAATATTTGTATTGATAGATACGTTTTTCACTGTCCACATTGTGGTAAAAAAGGACTAGGTAAAGAAGACAAGTTAACTTGAACTTGTAAGGAGCTAAATTATGATACCAAAGATCGTTCATACGACTTGGTCTACTAAAGATATACTTAATAGTAATTCTATTCTTATTCAAAACGGACTTAAAAAAATAATTGAACTAAATCCAGATTGGGAAGTTCGAGTTTATGATGATTATGATATAGAACAATATCTTAAAGAAAAATTAGGATTAGATTATGATCTTGTTAAGGATGATCATATTGTTGCAAAATCCGATATTTGGAGATTATTAAAAATATATATCGAAGGCGGTTTGTATGTTGATGTAGATCGTCTTTGTAATACACCTCTTTCGTCAATTATCGAAAAAGATACACGTTGGGTTCTACCAACTTATAAAGACTCAGATTTTTCTCAAGACTTCATGCTAAGCGTTCCAAACAATACTACTTTTAGTGATGCAATAGGTTTAAATCTTTGGAGAAGAAAACAAGGTTATCGCCACGTTTATTACTTAGGTCCACAAACATATATGCATGCCGTTTCTAAATCAATATTTGGTGAACAAGCAGATACAAACCCTGGTATTGAGTTTTTTAATAGCTTTCGTAAAATTGTTAAAGAAAATCCATTTTTAGTTACATATCGTGAAGATCCTCCTTATGATACAATATTATATCAGAATGGAATTAGTGAAGGACATGAAAAAATGAAAAAAGATCTATATAAAGAATTTAATATGTCACATTGGACTGGAGAATGGTAAAATAACTATTGACATTTGGCTGCGAATCAGATAGATTATATATATCAAATGGAAAAGGAACATACCAATGGGTACATCATCAATGATCGGAATTCTGAACAAAGACGGTTCGGTTACTGCTTCTTATTGCCACTACGATGGCTATCTTGCTTATAACGGTCGTATGTTAGTAGAAAACTATAACAGCCAATATGATGCAGAAATGGTTGCCAAAGGTGGTTACATTTCCGGTTTAAAAGAAGACTACCTTGAGTCTCGTCAAGAAGCTGTTCATAATGATCCTGCAATGATTTATGACTCTGTAGATGTATTTCTTCGCTGCGGTGATCGTAGCACTGGTGCAGATTATCTTTATATCTTTGATGGTACTGCATGGTTCTACACTGATACTTATACAAACCGTAAAGATCGTCGTTTTGAAGAAGTTGAAATGAACTTGGAAGGAGCAGCCTAATGAAAAGCTTACTAATAGATTTCGTATCTGCATCTATGTCGGCAGCGGTGGTTATTGGCTTGATCTTTCTTAGCGTAAATGGAATGTTTTAATAAGGATAAAAAATATGCTTGAATTTATTACACCAGAACTCTTATCTATTACTATCATCGCAATCTGTGGTGGAATGATTGGTTATATCATTGGATACAACCACGGATCAAAAGATGCTAGTAAAGCGTGGAAATCTGCTTACGAAAATAAGCTATAAATTAAAAGTGTGCTCCTGTAGCTCAGTTGGTCAGAGCAGAGCGCTCATAACGCTTTGGTCCTTGGTTCAAGTCCAAGTGGGAGCACCAAATTTTAAATGACTCCTTAGCTCAGCAGGATAGAGCAAGTGCCTTCTAAGCACTAGGTCGAGGGTTCGAATCCTTCAGGGGTCGCCAAAAAAAATAAATGCCCTCTTGGTGGAATAGGTAGACACCAGAGACTTAAAATCTCTTGCTCATATGAGCGTGCCGGTTCGAGTCCGGCAGAGGGCACCATTAGAAAAGGCGATTATGGATAAAGTCAAAAGAGATGAGTTCTTTGCAATATTTCTTGCCATGCAGAAGGCAAAGCATGCCGATAAGAAGTATTTGTATAGAGCTTTCTCAAGCTTAACTGCAACATTTAATGAATTGAATTGGCGTGTGATTGGTATTACACAAGACGCGCTTGATTCTTTTAAATCTGTGAACTTTGAAAGAATTCCAACTCGCAAAGATGAAAACCCTGTTGAACGAGCTCATATTAATAAAAGACATGATTGGGTTGAAGAAGCCTTTAATCGTGAATGGAAGGACTCGGAAGAATGGTGGAATTTTATTTGGGAAAACGATCAAACTGTTCTTGCCACTGCAAGAGAAAATAAAAGATCAGACTCATTAGGTGAACCGTTAAAAATTGCATATAAAATTCCAGAAGGTTATTTTGTATCATCATTTATCGGCTGCAAATATCGAAAAAAAGTAGAAAAACCTTTACTTGAAAATTTTAGTAAGATGTGAGGATAATAATGTTAAAAGGTAAAAGAAATAATAAGAAAACGTCAATTGGCCGCCGCAATATCAAATTTTCTTCTATGAACAAATCAAAAAAAACGTAGCTATAAAAAATATAGAGGACAAGGATAATACCTAATACTTATATATGTGGATTTTAGTTTTTATATACATTTACGCAAATGAGCCGTATGTCATTAAATACGGTTCATTTAATAGTATGCATAAATGTTTTTTTGCAAGAGAAAGTTTAGGAAAAAAATTATCTGGAAATGCTGGCTATTTTTTAGAAGGTTCACAAGCAATTTGCATATATAAGGAAACAAAAAATGAGTGAGTTTAAAAGAGGAATATTTAACACGCTTGGAAACAGTTCGTTTTATTTAGCAATCGTATATACGGTTGGACATATTGTTATTGCAGCTACATGTAATTATCTTATTACTGGCGCTGCAATTGAGCTTGCCGCGGTTGATGCAATAGTTGAACCAATAGTAAATGGATTTTGGTTTTATTTCTTGCATAAATTCTTTTCATTACAAAAATAACTATTGACATTCTCTTGCGAATCAGATAGTATAATTATATCAATGGAAAAAAGGAATCACCATGAACTTGACATTTTTTGAACAAACTCCACAGGAACGTGCTATCGCTAGCTTTGGTCGCCGCATGATGTGGTTCTCTGAATCAGGTGAGAATATGAATGTTCCATTAGAAATTCTTAACGCATTTAGTCGCGTAGGAGAAGAAATGGCTGAAACTGGTTCAATGAAAAATTTAACAACTCTTGATAAGCAAGTAATCAAATACGCGAAAAAGGTGTTGTAATATGTGGATCTTAGTTATACTAAACGGCGTGTTTGGATCGGACGAAGTTAAAATGACTTACTATGATTTGTATCAAACAGAGATGCAATGTAATATTAATGCAGCTGTTCTTGAAACCGCATTCACACAAAAAGAAAAAGCAATTTGCATAAATAATAGTTGACATTCTATATGGAATCAGTTATATATAATAATATAAGGAATGAGTGAATTGGCCAAGGCGCTATCACCTTCGGGTAAAAAAGCATGACGGTAACGAACCTCAATCCTTTATATCTGGTGAATATACCGCCCGTGAAATACCGGTGACGTGAAAACCAGATATTCAGAACGGTAATGAGAGGTTCCAAACCCTCAACCACTAAAGTGGTAAAAATGGATTAAAGAGATTTATCGTTTGACGTAGCCTGCGCGTCGTTAGTAAACAAGGTCGGGCAAGAATATATGGACTCTGCTTTTAATAAGGTAACGATTGGTCCTCACTTAGGGTGCTGCAACATCCGAAGGCCATTTGCAGATGGTAGCAAGGTTCGATTCCTTGGTTATCTTATTGAAAGCAGAGTTTGCGCCCTTATAGCTCAGATTGGTAGAGCACGTGATTTGTAATCTCGGGGTCGGGAGTTCGAGTCTCTCTGAGGGCACCATCTACTCGGTGTAGCGCAGTCTGGTAGCGCATTTGGTTTGGGACCAAAGGGTCAGGAGTTCGAATCTCTTCACCGAGACATAGAAAAATCCATTCATTAGTCTGCAGCTTTTGGATGGTCGGTGAGTCGCTAGTACCGAATGGAAAGCTAGCCGGGTGCTGTACATCGAAACAAACAGATAGAGAGGGAGGCACCTAGGAAGGCCTCCCTTTTGATATAAATACATATTTGAATTATAGGAGTTAATAATATGGAAAACGAAATTTTAATAGAAAAAATGAAAGTTATACTTTCTTCCGCTTTTTCTTTATATTTAAAATCTCATAATTATCATTGGAACGTAACCGGCCCAAACTTTAAACAATATCACGATTTCTTTTCTGAATTTTATGAAAGTGTATTTGAGTCTATCGATGATTATGCAGAACATATTCGTGCCCTTAACGCATTTGCACCAGGATCTTTAAAAAGATTTTCTGAAATGACTGTTATTTCAGACGAGCTTTCTATTCCAAGTTCAAACTTTATGTTCGTGCGCCTAGGACAAGATAATGATAGATTTCTTACTGAATTAAGAGAAGCACATCGTATGGCTGATGAATTAAATCAAATTGGAGTTGCAAGTTTTCTTGAAGATCGTATTGATTTTCATGAGAAAATGCAATGGCAGATTACATCTCATACTGAATAAAAATGAGGGTTTATAATGATTGATGATGAAGACGATGAATGGAAAAAATTAGCAAAAATTCTTCAAGAATTTTGTGGTGATAGTAAAGGATGGGATATTACTGAAGTCTCAGGATCTTGGACACAAGAAGATTATAACGACTTTGTTTATCACTTTATGTCAGATAACGATGATTTATATAATTCAGTTATTATAAATGAAGAATCTGATATCCTTTTAAACACGGATTTATCAATGGCTCAGGAAATGTTAAAAAAGATCGGCGTCAATGTTCACTAATGAATTTGATTGGGACGAAACTGTTACTACAATTCTTGACGACGAAGGTCGTTATGAAGATATTCAAGTTTTTATAGATGACTCCGAAGTATACATTCGTCAATGGAATGAAAAACAACAAGTGCACGATCTTATAGTGATGAGCTCGCACATGTATTTTGAATTAATGGCAGCGATGAAAAAGCCTGAAGGTGCTTATTACGTTGAAAGATCGTGGAAATGAATAATATACAATGTGTTACATATACAAGTAATAGTAAAATTATGGTTGCGCCAAGTCTTAAATGCGGTTCAACAACAATAATACAGTATTTAGGTTATCCATATATAGGAAAATTTAATAAACGCTCGGCAAGAAAAAACCTTTTAGAAGAAGGTTTGTGGAAAGAATATAATGTAGAAGATCTTACAGAAAATATATTAAAACAATATCCTATAAGAATTGCAATTGTAAGAGATCCTGTAGATAGATTGTTTAGTGCATACAAAGACAGAGTTCAATTTAGAAATAACGGTGATTTAAGAGATACACTAGACACCTTCTCCAAATTTATTTACAATATTGACTATGCAAGAGAAGATGAAAATATTAAAATTCATACAGATACACAATGCAGTCAAATAGGATCCAATCCAAGTATATACACAAAAGTGATTAATTCAAATAATATAGACGATATATTACTTCCAATTATATCAAAAGTAAGCAGGCGCTCTGATATTCCGCTTGCAATAAGAAAAGCAACCGTTCGTAAGACTCAAGAAAAACCTGTTTTTGAAAATAAGAAAAAGGAATTGAAAATGATAAAAGAAATGTATAAAGAAGATTATGAAGTTTGGGGAAAATATTTTTGTTGACATTCGGGCCAGATCCTATTATAATATAAAGGATAATTAAGGAGAAACAAAATGAAGAAAGTTCTTTTTGCTGCTAGTATGATTGCTGCATTACCTTTTGCGACTGTTGCACAAAGCAACGAATACGCAACAATTGCGTCAGTAAAACCGGTATACATTGATCGCTATGTAACGGAATATGCAAAAGAATGTTACGACGTTGAAGTACCCGTGTATGGGCGAGTCCAAGGTGGCGGAGCATCAGGCGCTGACGTTTTAACAGGTATGATTATTGGTGGTCTATTAGGTGGTACTGTAACTGGTAAAGATCAAGGCGCTGCAGCTGGTGCGGTCGTCGGTGGCGTGATTGCCGCAGAAAATAAAAATAATGATAAAAAAGTAATTACAGGATATAGATATGAAGAACGCTGTGAAGATGTTAAAAAATCTGTAAATAGACCGGTTATTTCATATTATATTGTTAAGTATAATTTTAATGGAAACATTTATTCAGATGATTCAGCTTTTAAATATAAAGTTGGTGAAAGAGTACGAGTAAAAGTTTCATTAGATTAAAGAACGGTTAGTTGCGTAATAAACTCGCGAAGCACCACGGTTAGTGCTTCATTTACAATGATAAGAAAAAGGTAAATAAATTATGGGTATAAAGGCAGGCAAAATCTGGGGAAATACAGAATTAATTCATGCAAACGGCGTTTTAGAATTTCATCGTATTGAATTTCATAAAGGATTTAAATGTAGCGAGCATGAGCATCGTTTCAAATGGAACGGGTTTTATGTGGAAAGCGGTACCATGCTAGTAAGAGTTTGGCAAGATGAAGACCAAGAAGGTTTAGTAGACGAAACTATTTTAACTGCAGGTGATTTCACACAAGTTAAACCTGGCAAAATTCATCAATTTGAAGGTCTTGAAGACGGCGTAGCGTTTGAATTATATTGGGCAGAATTTAATCACGATGATATTATACGTAGAACAATAGGTACACAAATATAATGAAACTAAGAATTATTGCTGGTCCTTGTCAGCATGAAAGTTTAGGACAAAGTGCTGAAATTGCTAAAGAATGCAAAAATATATGCGAACAATACGGAATAGAATATATATTTAAAGCAAGTTATGATAAAGCAAATCGTACAAATATAAATGGAGAACGCGGTGTAGGTATGGATGCAACACTGCAAGATTTCCGAGCTTTAAAGGGACAATATAATATCAAAACACTCACTGATGTGCATGATGTTATGCAAGTAAAATCAATTTCAAATTTATATAATGATGCCGTAGATGTAATACAAATACCAGCTTTTCTTTGTAGACAAACCGATTTAATTAAAGCTGCGTGCCAAACAAACAAAATTGTAAATATAAAAAAAGGTCAGTTCTTATCTCCTTGGGATGTAACTGGTATACTATCAAAAACAAAAGGTGCAGTAGAAGTTTGGATTACAGAAAGAGGAACAAGTTTTGGGTACGGACGTCTTATTAATGATTTCACTGGCATGTGGGATCTCGTTTCTAATCTTGGTGGAAGATTTGTTTATGATGTTACGCACTCAGCGCAATTACCAGGAGCTAAAGGAACCTCGTCTGGTGGAAATCGTGAGTATGTGCCTCATCTTGCTCGTGCTGGCTCTGCTCTCGGGATTTCTAGCTTTTTCTTAGAAGTACATCCAAATCCAGACAGTGCTCCAAGCGACGGTCCTAATATGTTATATCTCAAAGATTTTAAAAATGTCGTGCGTGATATTGTTGATTATAGATACGCCGAAAAAGAAACAACGCCTATAGATAGAAATTTCAAAGGTTTTTCATAATGATAGAAATTATAGTATATAATATAATATTTTGGTCTATATACATATACATATGCACTTTTCCTTATAAACTAATGCAACACTATATTGATAATTATGTCTAATACTGCAATCCTTATACCAGCACGATATAAATCAACAAGATTTCCTGGCAAGCCTCTTTGTGATTTAGGCGGTAAAACTATGATTGAGAGAGTCTATGAAAGATGTAAAAAATCAGGACTTGACACCTACGTACTTACAGACGATATGCGAGTCGCTAGGTTATTCACTTGGGAGACTTGTTGGATTGACCAAAGTGTTCCTTATGAGAATGGAACCGAAAGATGCGCTGGTGCTATTAACGATAATTTATGTAGTTTATTTAAGTCTTATGATAAATTTATAAATGTTCAAGGCGATATGCCAGACGTAACTGTTGAAATGATAGAAAAAGTTGAATGGCATCTTAAAAATTATAATGTAGTAACTTTGTTTACTGATATGCCTAAAGAAATGCAAGAAGATCAAAACTCTGTAAAAATGGTAAGAAGCGGTGATAAGGCACTTTGGTTTGGTCGCGGAATGACAGGGTATGGTGATTGGCATTTAGGAATTTACGGATATCGTCGTAATGCATTACATTGTTATCCAACATATAAAATTGAAATAGAAGAACAAGTTGAAAAGTTAGAGCAGTTACGTTGGTTAAAAGCTGGTTGGGACGTTGGATGCTTAAAAGTAAATTTTAATGGATTAGAAATTAACTCTCCAGAAGATGCAATTGCGTGGAATCTTAATAGATACAAAAATGCAACACTGTAAACTATATTTTATTTTGTATTGCCATTTTTATTAATATGTATTATATATAAAAAGTGGACGTTGAAACAAAATAAAGACGGATCGGACTCGGGTGCGATTCCCGACGCCTCCACCATAAACACATGGATCAAATATGAATTGGGATTGGCACTGGATAAGTTGGTTTAAAGGAACACCTTTTCAATGGGGTGAATTTAGATTTAATAGTGGCAATCCATATAAAAGTTATAGATTTGGACCATTACTTATTCGTGTGTTTATGATGGGGGCGAATTAGGATCGACGGACGGAATAGTTGAGTGGAGTTCACCGTGTTGGCCTACGTTATTCAGCCAAAAACTACAAATGCAAATGATAATTTTGCACCTTCTGGTTTTGCTCTAGCAGCATAATTAAGGGGGTTGGTCACTTACCTAGCAACAGAAAAGTGGCGCTAAAATAAAAAAAAGGATAAACTAAATGGAAATCATTAAGAAAGTTCAAGAATGGGCAGGAGCACTAGCAAATCTAGGTGTTTCCTTGGCAGCTCTTATGATTGTAGTAGAAGTACTAGGATTAGGCGCAATTCCATTCTTTCCAGAAACAAGCGTTGTTGGCAACGTTTCCGGAATCCTGGCGACTCTTGGTGCTCAAGGTCTAGTTGGCTTGGTAGCAATCTGGGTTCTTTATACCATTTGGCAAAAACGATAATAATTTAAAATAAGGAAAAAAATAGAATGCGTAATCTACTCATCACGACAGGAATTGCAGCAATCTTTGCCGGTGCTGCATTTGCTGAAGACACAACGGCCACTGCAGGGCCAACACTTTCTGGAGAATTTTCTATTGATATTGCAGAAACTGCAGCAGGTGATTACGGCGCCACAACAGGTTTAGATCTTGGTATTGATGCGGCTGGTTTA